AATGTTGACTTCATTGAAGATAACTATTTTGCGGAACTTAAAGAGTTTGAGATTCTTAGAGAAAGACTTGAGATGCTTCAGTTGGTTGAAGAACAGATCGGTCAATATTACTCTCGGGAATGGGTTCGTCGTAATATACTACATCAATCTGATGAAGACATTGAGTCAATCAATGATCAGATTGAGAAAGAAAAAGATTCTGGTGATACAGAAGGTGAAGAAGAAGACGACGATATAGAAATTTAAAAAACTATAAATAGTAATAATTATGTCAGAAAAAATATTTAACGCACTTGTAAAGAATGATAAAGATGAAGCGTTGAATGCGTTCAAAGATGCAATTCAACAAAAGATTGATACCGCGATGGATGTTCGTCGTGTTGGATTGACTTCTCAAGTATTCAATGATGGTGATCCTGTCCCCGTTGTAGAAGAAGAAGTTCAGATCGATGAAGCATTAGGATCATCTTCTTCGCATCATCATGTACTTAAAGGTAAAGTTGTTGCAAGTGGTAATAAATCAGACATGATGAAGTTAGTGAAAAAGAATGGTGCCACAGTTTTCAAAGGTTCAAATACTAATTATGTGTTATACTCGCCTGGTGCAAAGGTTGGAGATATGAAAGAAGACGTTCAGATCGATGAAGCAGTATCCGCCGACAAGTTTGTCAAAGGCGGAAGTGATAAGATCAAACAATCCGAAGTAGAAATGTTACTCGGAAAGATCTATGACAACACCAAACTCACAAAGTCTTTGATCGCAAACAAAGCGTACTCTGATGGAGAAAGCAACCCCAAGAAAAAGAATCCTCACAAAAAAGACACAGTAGATTTTCATCTCTATCAATTAGGACAACAAGTAGAGTTATCAAGAAGCTAATGATGAGTGATTACTGGAAAAAACTTATAGATGAATCACAAAAAGTCCTTCAAAAAGAGGACGGGCACACCGACGTTGCGTCAGCTCTTGGGGGTATTCGTGTTGCTCGTGAGGCTCTTCAGAATATGGAAGTAATTTTAAAGGGAATGAATCCCGAAGACGATCTACCTTCTTGGTGGACAAACAAAGTAGCCATTTCAGTATCTCAACTGGATGATATGGCAGATTATCTCAAACAGAAGGTACAAAAATGACAGTTATTCCCTTAGCGGCAAAAGAAACGCCGAACTCCGCAGACTCCAATATATCCGAAGCGTCACTTGTTTACATATGTAACACAACGACTTCGGCAGGCACAGTCACTCTTAAAACAAGTGGTGGTGTGACAATCGCAACAATCGATGTTCCGGCATCTGGTTCACTTACTATTAAGAAAAAGAATTTGGAAAAAATCCGTACATCGGCCGCGACACTCACCTGCACGGCAATAGGTTACGCAAACTAAGATGAAATTAATAACGGAAACACAGGATGTACAATTAGAGTACATCACAGAGGCCAACTCAAAAGGCGGCAAGGATGTCTTCATCGAAGGTGTCTTTATGCAAGCGGAAAAAGAAAACCGCAATAAAAGAATTTATCCTAAATCGGTTCTGGAATCAGCAACCGGAAAATATATAAAGGAACAAGTTAAGACAGGTCGTGCAGTCGGTGAGTTAAATCATCCTGAAGGCCCCGCAATTAACTTGGATAAAGTTTCACATCGTATTACCGAACTCAATTGGGATGGTAATAACGTTGTAGGAAAGGCACTTATCTTGGATACACCAATGGGTAAGATAGTGAAAGGCCTCGTAGAAGGAGGTTGCAAGCTAGGTGTCTCAAGTCGTGGTATGGGAACTGTTGAATCAAGAGAAAACAAAACTTTCGTAAAGGATGATTACATTCTTGCGACGGTTGACATTGTTCAAGACCCCTCCGCCCCAGAAGCCTTTGTAAATGGCATCATGGAAGGAGTTGATTGGATCTTGGAGAATGGTATTCTAAAACCTCAACAAATTGAAGAATATGAGATTGAAATTAAGAAGGTGGATTCCACTCAGATAGCTGAGGCTCAGGAGCGAATCTTCAGAGATTTCCTCTCCAAACTCTAAATTCAAAATAAGAAATAAACCCAAATGTCTGAAGAAATACAGAACGAAGAAATCGTTGTTGAAGACGTACAGGAAGAAGATCTTGTAGAGAATCAGGAGCTTGTGCAGGATACACCTGAAGAAGTTGCTGAGGAATCTCAGGAATCCCTTTCTGATTCGGTACTCGATGTTCTTCTTGGCGAGGCTAAGAAGAAAAACGAAGCTGAAGACGAAGAAGATGACGAAGAAGAATCCGATGACGAAGAGTCTGACGAAGAAGACGAAGAAGACGAAGTGGAAGAATCCGTCGAAGTAGACGAAGAAACCATTGAAGAGTCTTCTGAAGAAGTAGAAGAAGAAACACTTGAAGAAGGTGTTCAAACAAAAGCAGGTATCCTTGCAGACGCTTTCTCTACTATCAAATCCTATAAGAAGCATGATCTAACCAAAGCATACGAAGCAATGATGCAAGGTGACGATGATGAAGAGGAAGAGATGGAAGAAGAAGATGTAGATGGTGAAAAAGATGCGGCAGCTAATGCGGCATCAATTAAAAAGTCAGCTCCGCCAAAAACAAAGGCAGAGATGATCAACGCCATGTACAAGGAAATGAAGGGAATGAAGAAAGATGACTTGATGGCTGCCTATGGTGCAATCAAGTCTGCGATGGACGACGAAGAAGAAGAAGAAATGGAAGAAGCATTTGCAACGGATCTTAAGGTTCTTGCTGACGCAGACTCCAATCTTACCGAAGACTTCAAGGCCAAAGCATCTACTCTCTTCGAAGCTGCTGTTGCAAACAAAGTCGCTACGATCAAGGAAGATCTTGAGAATACATACGAAGATTCTTTGCAAGAAGAAGTCGTATACATTCGCGAGACTTTGATCGAAAAGATCGACAACTACCTCACATATGTAGTTGAAGATTGGATGAACGAAAACCAAGAATACGTTGACAATAAGTTGCGTACAGACATTGCTGAAGACTTCATGAAGAACCTCAAGGATCTATTCGTTGAGAGCTACATCGAAGTACCAGAAAGCAAGGTTGATTTGGTTGATAGTCTCAGCGAAGATGTTGAAGCAACTAAGAGTGAACTCCTCACAATATCTGAAGAACGCGATTCTCTCGCCTCTCAGATTGTTGAACTTCAACGTGAAAAGATCATTTCTGAAGCAACTTCGGAATTGACTTCCACACAAGCTTCAAAGTTTGTCAAACTAATAGAAGGTATCGAATTCGTCGATGCATCTAACTTCGAAACTAAGGTTTCAGTAATCAAGGAATCTTTCTTTAACGAGGAAGAGCCTACACAAGAGTTGGAAGAAGAAGTTTCTTCTGACGAAACAGAAATTATCGTCGAAGGAGAAGCCGATCCTGCTGCAGAATTGTCTCCGACAATGCAGAAGTATTTGTCTTCCCTAAGCCGAATTCAACACAGCATCCACAACAAGTAAATAATTTACTTACAAAAATAAAGGAAACATAAAAATGTTTAACGCAGAAAACGACATAAAAAAATGGGCTCCTGTACTCGATCACGCTGACGCTCCCGAGTTCAAGGACAACTACCGCAAAGCCGTAACCGCCAAACTTCTTGAGAACACAGAGCGTGCTCTTAACGAAGAACGCGGAGTGAACGGAATGCTCAACGAAAACGACACAACTACAGGTTCGATTGTAAACTACGATCCAGTATTGATCTCTTTGGTTCGCCGCGCGATGCCAAACTTGATCGCATACGACGTTGCTGGTGTTCAGCCGATGTCAGGCCCAACGGGTTTGATCTTCGCAATGAAGGCTCGTTACAACGACACAACCGATGGTTCTGCTAATCCAGGCAAGGTAACAACTGCTGATACGGAAGCTCTCTTCAACGAAGCTGACACAGACTTCGGTGGCGCTGGTACACATGGTGGAACAGATCCTTATGCAGCTACTCTCGATTCTCCTCAAGTTGCATACTCAACTGGTACAGGTACCGCGACAGCAACTGCTGAAGCTGCTACTCCTGCTGAACTCGGTTTCACAATCGAAAAGGCAACTGTAACTGCCAAGACACGTCAGTTGAAGGCTGAGTACACGATGGAACTCGCTCAGGATCTGAAGGCAATCCACGGATTGGACGCAGAATCTGAGTTGGCTAACATCCTGTCTTCTGAAATCCTCGCTGAAATCAATCGCGAAGTTATCCGTTCGATCAACAGCACTGCCAAGACTGGTGGAGCAAACGTTGGTACAGACGGTCTTTTCGACTTGGTTGCAGACGCTGATGGACGTTGGGCTGTTGAAAAGTTCAAGAGCTTGATCTACCAATTGGAAGTTGAAGCTAATGCTATCGCAAAGGAAACTCGTCGCGGAAAAGGTAACTTCGTTATCTGCTCTAGCAACGTTGCTTCTGCCTTGGCTGCCGCTGGTCAACTCGACTACGCTTCTAACATCAGTTCTAACCTCAACGTTGACGACAGCGGAAACACATTCGCTGGTGTACTCAACGGTAAGATGAAGGTTTACGTTGATCCTTACACAACTGGTGATTACGCCACTGTTGGATTCCGTGGATCTAACCCTTACGACGCTGGATTGTTCTACTGCCCATACGTTCCTCTCACGATGGTACGTGCGGTTGACGAATCTACATTCCAGCCCAAGATTGCTTTCAAGACTCGTTACGGTCTACAAGCCAATCCTTTTGTTACCACATCTGCTGGTATCGGTTCTGCTAATGCGAACCAATACTTCCGCAGCATCCGCGTTGGTAACATCAATGTAGGTGGACAGAGCTAATTCTAATTAGTTCATAATCTTTGGAAGGGTCTCCGTTTGGAGACCCTTCTTTTTTATAAATACACCCATGGCGAGACTTACAACAAATTTTAATTTTCTCTCACCCACTGGATTTCGTCTTACGATCAACCGTAATCGATTTGCAAACGTCGAGTATTTCATAACATCGTTCTCAATCCCATCGATAAGTATGGGTGAATCTGCTCAAGGATTCAGAGGACATACCGCTTTTCAAACTGGAGACGCAATTGGATATGACTCCCTTGCTATTCGATTTGCGATTGACGAAGACATGAAGAACTATACTGAAATCTTTGATTGGATGATCAACAATCGTGAAACAGGACTAGACTTCTCCGATATGATTTTGAGTGTTCTCTCAAATCACAACAATGGGAATAAAGAGTTTCAGTTCAAAGACGCATTCCCAACTTCTTTAAGTGGTGTAGAGTTCACCACACAGGCAACAGACGTAGAATACTTACAAGCCGACGTTACATTTAGATACAGCGAATTTAATATTATAAAGTAATAAATAGTTTTATATGATGACACTTGATGAAATCCTTGCGATGTGGAAGAAGGACTCGCAAATTGATACAGTATGTTTAGACGAAGCCTCGAAAGAGAACAGTAAGAATCACGCAAAATATCTCGAATTGCATAGCGTAATTAAGTTGCAATTGAAGAAAAGAGAGATGTCTCAGAAAATTCTGTTGCGTGATAAATGGTTACACTTCTCAGGAAAACTTCCAAAGGAAAAGATCGATGAGTATGGATGGTCTTACGATCCTTTTGATGGAATGAAGATAATGAAGTCCGACTTTCACTATTTCTTTGAATCCGATGAGGATCTACAAAAGAGTGAGGAACGGATTGTGTATCTCAAAACGTTAGAGGAAACTCTTCGAGAGATCGTTGACAACATTAAGTGGAAACACCAGTCCATTAAAAATGTTCTTGAATTTCAGAAGTTCACTTCTGGTATGTAATGATAAAGGTTTCCAAAGAGAGCGAAGCGAAGTTAATTGTTGAGTCGGAAGATTCGGGTATCCTTCGTGAATTGTATGAGTATTATACCTTCTTTGCGGATGGATATAAATTCATGCCAGCCTATCGCAATAAGTTTTGGGATGGGAAGATAAGACTCTTTGATCTCCGAACACAACAACTCCCCTATGGACTACTCAACCAAACAAAAGAATTTGCCAAGGAAAGAGGATACATCCTTGACTCAACTCAACTGCAACACGAGGAATGGCCTCAAACAGATGCTCTTCGGAAGTACGTTAAAGAAACTGATATTTCTATCAACGGGAGGCCTATTGATCCTCGGGATTATCAATTGGATGCCTTTATACATGCGGTCAGCAATAAAAGATGCATTCTCCTCTCTCCAACCGGATCAGGTAAATCACTTATCATATATCTTTTGGTTCGTTACTTTCTTGATCATTCTGATAAGGGATTGATATCTTTGATCGTTGTTCCGACTACTTCTTTAGTCGCACAGATGTCAAAA